AGTTATCACGTCTGCTATTCAAGAATTCGTCATTGCGTTTGGCTCTAACTCCTACAATGGTGGAACTTACAGTGCTACCTTTAACCCTATGCTTGTACGCTGGTCGGATCAAGCGAATGCTTATCAATGGGTTCCTCAAGTAACTAACCAGTCTGGTGAATTTGCGCTTTCAAATGGCTCTTACATTATGGGCGCAAGAGCAACCCGTCAAGAGATTTTGATTTGGACAAATACTGCCTTATATTCAATGCAGTATGTTGGATATCCATATGTTTGGTCTTTCCAGCTTTTAATGGACAACATATCTGTTATGTCTCCTAATTCAATGGTAACTGTCAATAACATTACCTATTGGATTGGAACCAGTAAATTCTATAAATACGATGGTACGGTTCATACTCTTCCTTCAGCTTTGCGTCAGTATGTATTTGATGATTTAAACATCACTCAAGCGTTCCAAGTATTTTCTGGGGCTAACGAAGGCTATAACGAAATTTGGTGGTTCTATGTTAGCAACGAAAGCATCAATAATTCAATAGACAAGTATGTTATTTACAACTATTTAGATAATGCTTGGTCTTATGGCACTTTTGAAACAGTTCAAATTAATGCTGGATCTTTTGTGGTCGGCAAACAGTACGTCATTAGTAGCGTAGGAAATACTAACTTTACCGCTATTGGCGCTGCAAATAATAACGTAGGAACTTATTTTGTTGCTACTGGTACAGGATCGGGAACAGGCACAGCTTGGGCGATTAATGGAAGAAGCGCATGGATTCAAAATAATATTGAATCTAATCCTGTAGCTGCTGACTATAACAATCGTCTTTTGTATCATGAAAGCGGGGTAGACGATAATGCTACTTCTAATACACAGCCTATTTACGCATATGTGCAATCTTCTGACTTTGGCATTATGGCATCAGACAACAATAATTCTGGTCAGCATTTTGGCTTTGTGTGGCGATTATTGCCTGACGTAAACTTTAATGGATCTACTGTAGCCAATCCGCAAGTTACTATGGCTTTATATCCCCGTTTAAACAGCGGATCAGCTTATGGGTCTACGGATTTAAATCAAGTAGTGAGTTCTCAGACTTATGCTTACCCAACTCCACAGGAATATACCGTCCAGCAATTTACAGGAGAAGTCTATACCCGTTTGCGGGGCAGACAGATGGCTTTTAAATGCTATTCGGATACCATTGGAACAGCTTGGCAATTAGGTACAACCCGCTATGACGTTAAACAGGACGGCAGAAGATGATAGATCCTACCGTTATCCCTACCAAAGCGCCAAACTTGCCTGTAGCTGGGATGACGTACGATCAATCCTTTGAAAATCAAATACTTAACGCACTTCGCTTATATTTTACGCAAATTGATAACTTTAGCCGAGCAACTTCAATCGTTCGCTATGGAACAACCTCACAAAGACCCGCTGTAGGGCAAACCATAGGGCAGATGTATTTTGATACAACGCTGGGGTATCCAATATTTTACAACGGCACAAAATGGGTAAACTCTAGTGGTAGCGCAGTTTAAACAGTGGTAAAATGAGCAAAATTCTATAAGGATTACATATGAGCAGTAATGGTGGCGGAGGCAGTAACTTACTAGATATGGGGCTAATGGTAGCCGCAGGTGTTGCCGCCCCTGAGCTGGCTCCTGAATTATTATCCGCTGAAGGCGGGTTTATGGGTTTAGAAGGGACAGCCGCTTTAACAGCCGCTGGCGGTGTAGCTGGCGCTGGATTAAGTGGTTTGGCTGGCGCTATCACTGGACAAGATCCTTTACGATCCGCTGCAATAGGCGGTATTGGCGGTGCTGCTGCTGGTTATATGCAAGGTAATGCTGCTTTAGATGCAGCCACTAAAGCAAATGCTGGTATTGATCCTAATGTTATGAATGCACAGGCTTCAAATTCTGCATTAAATTCTGGCGCAACTTTGCCTGTTGCTCCAAATGTTCCTCTTGGACAAGCAACACCACAAATGATTAGCCAAGGTGTAGCATCTGGAGCAATTCCAATGGAATCTGCAAATGCATACGGTCAAGGCTTAACAAATGCTTATAACGCAGCGACTGTTGCTCCTTCAGTTGTTCAGCCTATGACTGCTACAACAGGTCAAATGATTGCCGCTGCTGCACCTACAGCTTTAAGCGGTTTAAGTCAAAAGCCAGCGGGTGCGTACACTCCTCCTAATGCAATTTATAAAGGCGGTAATTTACAGTATTTCAAATATGATCCACGAAATTATCAGCCTGATGTAGTAGTTCCTCCAAATCCTTTATATCACGCTCAGTATGCAGAAGGTGGTATTGCATCTTTAGCCCAAGGTGGCAGCACAGGCGGTATTAGTGATTTAGGTTCTTACTCTGATGGCGGTCGTTTATTAAAAGGTCCGGGTGATGGAATGTCTGATGATATCCCAGCCAAGATTGGTCATAAACAAGAAGCCCGCCTTGCCGATGGCGAGTTTGTTGTTCCAGCCGATGTAGTATCTCATTTAGGTAATGGAAGCACTGATGCGGGAGCCAAGCATCTTTATAAGATGATGGATAAAGTTCGTAAAGCTCGCACAGGTAATTCACAGCAGGGTAAACAAATTAAAGCGGAGAAATATATACCAGCATGACACAGCTTATCTATGAGGATGTAGATGCGCTACAGTTCCTCCCAGAGTTTGAAAAATTATTTCCTCTGCATTATGAAGAGTTATGTGTCACAAAAGAATTTCCGTTAGAACCTGATATCGAAGCATATCAAGCTTTAGCGAACGCAAAAATGTTGCGATGCATTACTTGTCGAGCAGATGGTGAATTAATAGGTTATATAGTGTTTACTATTAGCAGGCATATGCATTACCGTTCTTGCGTTACTGCTTTTGAAGATTTGTATTTTGTAAGAAAAGATTATCGCAAGGGTAGGGTAGGAATTAAGTTATTTCAGTATGCTGAAAAAGTGCTTCGTCAATTTGGTATTAATCGAATTGTCATGCACACCAAGGTACATTTAGACAATTCAAGATTGTTTGAATATTTGGGATATAAATGGACAGATAAAGTATTTACAAAGATATTAGGATAGATATGTATTATTCAAAGCGCCAACTTTATGCTTTAGGTGAACCCCTAGGGGATTCTGTTACCCAGCGTAAAGCTGGCGGTGGAATGATTTATGGCGGTGGTGGTGGACCTTCTCCTGCTCCTGCTCCTGCCCCTGCTCCTACACAAACTACTGTACAAAACACCAATGTACCAGACTATGCTCAACCTTATGTTGAGACAATGCTAGGTGCAACGCAACAACAATTATTTAACGTAGATGGTAGCGGGAATATTACAGGTGTTAAACCTTATGTTCCTTATAGTCAAAATCCTGCGGATTATGTAGCTGGATTTAGCCCTTTACAGCAACAAGAGCAACAAGGTGTTGCTAACTTACAAGTTCCCGGTCAATATGGCGCAGCCACTGGAGCAGCGGCAACAGGTACTATGCAAGCTTTAGGCACTGGTCAAAATTTGCAAAATCAATTGACTAATTCTAATGCAATGGCGCAGTATATGAACCCATATTTGCAAAATACATTGCAACCCGCAATGCAATTGCTTAATCAACAATATGGACAACAAGCTGCACAAGAACAAGGACAAGCCACAGGAGCTGGTGCATTCGGTGGTAGTCGTGAAGCATTGATGAGTGGTTTAAACCAACAAAACAAAATGTTGGCGCAAAATCAATTGGTAGGAAACGCTTATAGTCAAGCTTATAACAATGCTCAACAGCAAGCTACAAATGTAGCTGGTATGGGTTTACAAGGCGCACAAGCTGGTATTCAAGGTGCTGGACAGTTAGGTGCTTTAGGCGGTCAAGAATTACAAGCTCAACAAGGTATTCTTTCTGCTCAAGCTTCTGCTGGTGCAGCACAACAAGCTCAACAGCAACAAATTATCAACCAAGCTATTCAAAATTACGCTGTGGCACAACAATATCCACAACAACAACTCGCATTTATGAATGCCCAGTTGCGTGGTTTACCATTACAGTCTTCTACAGTTCAACAATATCAAGCCGCACCAAGCGCTATTTCTCAAGCAGCAGGACTGGGAACCGCTGGTATTGCAGGATTAGGTTTGTATAACGCTATGAATAAACC